CTACACTTCGCGGCTTTATATCGTTGAGCCGCGCGCAAGTGCGACAATTGGGTTTCACCCGGGGGTTACCGAGCGTCGGGTAGGTTAGCATCTACCACCCCTCATCGAGACTAGTGGAATCTAGGTTTTCTTTCCCCCTTGTTAGGGTTATAACATTTCTCAATTAAACTACTTAACTATGGCCACAACTAATGAATTTGCGTTTTTACAAGATTTTTCAGCGCCCAGTTTAACCAGCTGGGTCGCGCCTGCGAATATTGAAATTGTTGATGTGATGAAAACGAGTGACAAGAAGCGAAAGAGTTGGTCCCACTTACGTTGGCCCTACCGATGGTTGGTCAACAGTAAAGTGTTGCGTAGAATATTTTGTCTTGATGATACAGAATTGGATGATGTCGTTTTGGAAGCAAAAATTAGAGACTCAATACGTAATGAAATGAAATTACATATTCGTGGATGTGATATTAATGCTGTTAAAGACACCATTTCCGATATTTATGGAAGTACAGGTTATGACATGTCAAAATACTGCGCACAAAGTGAGACTAATGAGAGTATGAAATCAGAAGAGGATGATTATGAAATACGTGGACTTACTTCAAGGTATCTAGCGTTATGTTCTGGTGATGATGACGCAGGACTAACAGTTAATGTGCCCGAACCACTACAGGTGTCTGAGTTAGTGAGTTTGTCAGGAAGTGTGGGTTCAAGCGAAAATGTTGTTGATAGCAATTCGCTTAAACGTGAGGCTGCCGGTGACCAACAACGCGTGCGTGTTATACCACGATTTGTTGCCTCTATAACCTTTGCATTAAGAGCGAAGTTTGGTCGCCTGGCTTGTACGGAAGCAAATCGGTTGCTTATTGAAAGGGAATACTTACGCGTTTGCAGGGATGCGTGTGTGAGACACGTGGATGTAGCACATCATCATCAGTTTGTGCTAAACACGTATTTTAACGAGAGTGTTGCCGATGAGATAGCGACTGTGAGGGTGCGCTTACCGCGCTGGCTGCGTGCTGCTTTTGGGAAAACCCCATCAGCGGCACCAGTTGTGTGCTGAGGGCGCCCGATTACTGTGTATGGGTCGAACACTGTTGTTAACCAAGACTTGGTGGATAGGGTTGCAACAGATAAAGTAGGCAAGTTGTGCATACACAGGAATGGGCAGCCATTCAAACAGCGTCGATATAACGTTATCACGCAGTTTGGCCTAGATCACAACCTAGGAGTTTATAACAATAACGTAGACGCCATATCGCGGGCGCTCACCGAGCGCTATTTCTTCTGTGCAGACAAGAAGAATGGAGGGTTTAGAAATGTATACACCCCGCGAGTTGGCGCATTTAACAATACACACTTCAAGAATTTTCGTGAGAATGTAATGATGAACATGCCAAACCTACCCCGTTTGAGCCGCCAACAAGTTGTTGACCGCTATACCGGTAGCAAACGCCTGGTTTATCAGACTGCGATGGAATCGTTGTCAAGAGAGCGTTTACATGAACGCGATGCGTACTTGAAGATGTTTGTTAAATTCGAGAAACAAGACCTTGGTAAAGCTCCACGTGGCATTAACCCACGTGATCCGCGATACAATTTGGAGTTGGGACGGTACCTCAAGCATGCTGAAAAGCCATTTTTTGAAGCAATTAATGCAGCATTTGCTAGTGTCTCTACCCATACAGTAATTAAAGGGTTAAACGCAGTTGATTCAGCTCGTGCAATTCATTCCAAATGGAACAGGTTCCGTAACCCTGTTGCATTGGGCATGGATGCAGAGAAATTTGATGCGCATGTCAGTAGTTCAGCCTTAGAGTTCGAACATAGCCACTACTTAGCTTTGTTTCCTGGTGCAAAGCAATTGCAGCAGTTGTTGCGGTGGCAAATTCGTAATAAAGGTGTGGCTTATGCTGATGATGGTAAAGTTAAGTTTGAAGTTAGGGGGACTAGATCATCTGGTGATCTCAACACAAGCTTAGGTAATTGCTTGATCATGTGTGGTGCTATTTATGCCTACGCACGGCAGAAACAAATAACTGTTGAGCTAGCAAACAATGGTGATGATTGTGTGGTGTTCATGGAGCGGGAAGATTTACACAAGTTCATGGCTGGTGTAACCTCATGGTTTCGCGACCGTGGGTTCAGCATGGTGTGTGAACAACCGGTTTATGAATTTGAACGCGTCGAATTCTGTCAAACTCACCCTGTCTGTGTTGATGGGGTGTGGAGGATGGTACGTAACCATGAAGCAGTTCTCAAGAAGGACCCAATTTGCCTTATAGCAATACAAAATCAACTCGTATATAGTAAGTGGCTCTATGCAGTAGGAATCGGAGGACGCATCCTGAGTGATGGTGTCCCAGTTCAAGAAGCGCTTTATACTACCTTTTATGATCACGGTACACGCTGTACACAAGCGATGTTTGAGCATATTCATAAGAATAGTAGCATGTTAACAAGAATTAAAGGTCTTGCATTGAATCAGGAGAGTATAATAGCACCAAGCACGCGGGTATCCTACTACTACGCATTTGGTGTATTACCTGATCATCAAATTGAAATCGAGAAATATTATAAGAATATGAAGATTCAACAATGGGAGGAACAGGCGGTTGAGAGAGGTCACCTCAACAACCTACCAGGTTTAAAATTATTAGAAAATGAAATATCATGGTAACTATTGTGGACCTTATTGGTCTGCTGGTAAAGCACAACCCAGTGTTATATCTGACGTGCCTGCTGTGGATGAGTTCGATAATACGTGTCGTGTGCATGATGCACACTATGCACACGGTTCGAATCTTTCACTTGCGGATGCTCAGTTTTTCAATGACAATATTGGGTGTGGGCTGAAGCGAAGTGTCGCGGCCATTGCAGTAAAGGCACAACAGTTAGTTAGAGATCTAACCAGGTCTAAAATTTTAAACCAACCAAACCAACCAACACAAATAATGACTAAAACTAGAAATTTGAGAGGGGTTAAACCAAAGGCAATGAGCCAGAGTAAGCCTCCAAAACCATCAGCCGCAAGAAACAGTGCTGCATTATCGTCTGTTCCAGCAGCTTATGGATTTACTATTAGAATGCAAAAGCCACGCGTTGATCGTGTTGGTGATAAAGCTCGTATTATCGGTGCCGACTTCGCCTCTACCGTAGTCGTTAGTACTACCAGCACCACCTATGAACCTGCTGCAAGCGTGTTAATTAACCCATGTTTCTTCCAATCTGCAATGCTCGGATCATTGGCGAGAACATATGAGAAGTTTCGCGTTAAGCGTGCTACGTTGCAATACGTGCCGCAGGTTGCTACCAGCACTGCTGGGCAGCTGATATTCTGTTCATCGTCAGACGTGAAACAACCATTTATCAACGGTAGCTCTACAACGTTTTTGAGTCGTGCGCTAAGCCAAGAGAACGCAGTTGCATGTCCACTTTGGAAGGAAACGATGATGGATTTGCCTTGTTCTGATACTTGGTATACTGTTGATCCTTTTGTGGACGACGACTTTAGTGACTCTATCACTCAGGAGGTGCAGGTGTACTGTACTGGTACTTCAGCAGCAACAGCTGGTATATTAATGTTGCACTATGAAATGGAATTTTGTGATCCGTTGTATGCATACCATACTAATATCGTGCCCACACCGTACGGTAATGGGAATAGCTTGACACTTGCTGACAATAGTGGTGTCAATGCAACCACCGATGCAATTGTGCTTACAGCACCAAGTCTACTCAGTTATGGTACAATCTTCCGGTTGATTTTCGTCCAAGCGAAATCAACGTTACCAACTGGACCTGGCACATGGGCAGCAGTTGCAAAAATTGGATCCGCTGCAGCAACCACAACAACAACAGTTTCTGCCAACTACACTAACATATCCTTGACTACTGGTACTGTGCTCTATGGACAGTACACGTCAGCGGGATTGCACTTGTATGGTGGGCTAGAGGAAGCCGTCAGTGGTGATCTGAATGGCATACTCGCCTATCAAACAGCAACTACTGTTGTTGGATCGTGGTATTTCATTGCATGTTCAATTCGAATAGGTGCTGAAGCACGTATAACCACTCAGTAAATATCTCAAATAGTAATATTCTTATTCGATATACATTGATTAATTAATAGATTGCAAGTGTTATGCATGTTTATAAATAAAATAAAAACAAAATAAAAATAATGTGATGCGTGTGCGGATGGGTTAGTGTCCGCGAGTGTGCGTTTATCAGTTTGCAGTGGGTGAGAAACAAAGATGGGAGGAGCCGGCTGGTTACCGTGTGAATCCCCTAGTCCCGCCACTCTGAGAAGCGTAACCTTAAAACCAATTAACCACACTATGCATATTAAACTATTGATTAAAATTCATCGATTTATAGCACACGCTATCGGCTGTTGCACTACTGATTGTGACTGCGATTGTGATGTGTATTGTGACGACTCGACGTCACTACCGGTGGGCGGCCAACCGTCCGAAGAAGAGGTGTAGCTCTTCCGTTTGTCGTGAAGTTCACAGCCATACGTGGTAAATCTACAACATGATCTGAAATCGAAATACGTTTCGTGGGGAGATTGGACCAACATCTAACAACTTG